GTCGACAAAGGGCTTGTCGAGAAGATAGGCGTACAGATCGCGGGCGCTGAAACGCTCTTCGCTACCAGAACCGCCAAAGACTTTCTTCAAATCCTTGAAATGAGCGTCCGCGATCCGAAAGGTTTCCGCCTTATTCAGCCCGCAGGCAAGAGCATACTGATCAACTACGGCTGTTGTATGCGCCAATAGTTTGACAAAGTCTCGCCGCGTCGCGTCCGAAATTGGAACCGCATCTTCATGCTCCAGGACGAGCAAGAAGATGCCGATCTCATAGACAAGCTTGAAATACTCGACTTGCGCCTGAAATGAAATCGCGCTGGCGCTGACATCTGCATTAATCGTGCTAGCCCTGACATCCGCATTAATCGCGCTAGCGCTGACATCCGCATTAATCGCGCTAGCGCTAACATCTGCGCTGATCGTGCTAGCACTGACATTGGCATTGATTGTTGGCGCGTTAACCGCGCTCAGAGTCACGCAATGTCCTCTCTGACCTTAAACTTCAGAAGCTCATAGACTGTTTGCCGCGCTCCAATGTTGCTCCATACGGCTTCAATCTCTCCCTCATAGTCGCCAGCCGGAACGTTGAGGTCGCCGGCTTGCCACTGAAAGATTGCCTTGCCGTTTGTAGCGGTCCCGGGATTCACATATCCATTACGCGAAAACAACGCTGTGGTGCTGCCAACAGCGCGAAAATGCAGGGTAACCGTTGCCCCGGTCAAGTCAATCGCCTGCCCGGAGGTTTCTTCGGTCAGGGTCACCTTCACCTGGGGGTATGTGTCTCCCTGTACCAGTTTTATCTTTTCTGCCATTTCATACTCCAGTCAGCGTAACGCGGACATTGCCGCGCGTGTTGCCCCTGGCGGCGCGACTACGCGCTACGTTGACGGCGGCGTTAAACAGCGTCAGAGAATTGGCGGCGGCAGGTCCATTTGTCCAGGGCTTGTTCGACATACTCAACAGCCGATATTTTGCGCCATAGGCAACGCCCTCAGCGTAGTCCTCGAACAGGACATCGTCGAAAGTGGTGGCTTTGCGGGTAGGCTTGAGAGCCACACGCAGCGTAAGCGCGTTTGCAACCGTCTCTTTTGGGACCGGGTAGACGGTAATCGTGCGCTCGTCTTTCTGCAGGAACTGACGCGGCTCAGCTTTTGTCACCGAAGCTTCTGAGAACAGCGTGTTGTAGACCGTAGCGGCTTCTACGTTGTCCGGAGCGATCGGCTCGAGCTTTGTGTTTTTGTACCAAGCACGCATCACCTTGACAACAAGCTGCCCAGTCGGCGGCTCAAGGTCGTAATCCGTCGTGTTGAGGATAACTGTGATCGGGTCGTGATTGCGCTGGACGATGAGCGACTTCTCACAGAACTCAATGAGCGAAGCACTTAGAGCGACATCCGCCGTGATCTCTGGACACGCAGGAACGTCGGGCAAAACGTAGGGATAGAAGTCGCTGAGCTTAGCCATTACGCCGCTTCAAGTTGCGCGTTCTTTGGCGGAATGCCATCAAGGTTTGCTACGTTTGGTGACGTAGCGATACGACGGCGATTGCCAATTCCCAGGCTGTTCGCAAACATTTGATAATGGACAGCGGCACGCTGCATGTTCCCCGCGTACTCACTGTCCTTGCTGAATGCGCGGTACAGGATGTAATCGAGAAGCACGCCCGAGTAAATGTCCTCGTTTGCAAGAATAGACGTTGAGTTTAAATCACCGCTGGCAATATCTGTCGGGCTTTTTGAGTAGACGATTTCCAGCTTATGTCCTGCGACAGAGGGCGGATATACGTAAAAAGTCTTTGGGCTCCGCTCATCGAACATAAAATGCTTTAAGCTCGTTGATGTTGCTTCGGTGTGCCAGTCAGGTAACTGGGCATCAAGAATTTCTCGCTCCACGATACGAACAGCGCGACCCACCACGCCTGCGGCGGTAACATTTCGAACAGCGTCGAGAAACCGATTGCCGTCAGCAGGAATAGTCTGCTTGGACCCTAGAATCAACTCCACTGTTGCCGTCGTTGAGTAAATGTCCGGACGATGGATTGCAAGCTCACGCCGACCGTCATTTAGGTAACGAAGTAACTCAGCCTGAGCCCAGCGGACGTTGGTTTGATCCTGGAGGATGTCCCCTGCCCTGGTAAGAATGTCAGTTGGTGTTTGAGCCATGTAATTCTCCGGTATTAAAAGAAGGGCGGACCGGGCTCTCCCGACCCGCCCCGCTCATCAGGCGTAAAAGAAGCCCTCGACCAAAGCTTCTGGCTTGATCACTTTATAGCCAAAGACATTCAGGCCACGAACAATGTTTCCGAACGTGGTCTGCGCACGCAATGTCTCGACTTTTGTGATTTGCGAAGCAAAGGTAATCGCATCACGGGTGCCTGCATATACATAAGTTCCGGTTACGGTACCAGCCCCGGAGTCGCCAGCCATACGGGTCGCACCGGCTGCTTTTGGCAGAAGGTTTGATACGTAGAGCGTAAAGCGATCAATGGTCCCAAGACGACCATTGCGTAGCGGGGTTTGGGTATCTCCAGTAATGCTTGCATCTTTCAGATCAGACTGCTTGATCATGGATGCGACAAAAGCTGGGATAACCATCCAGCGACCAGTTTCCGGGACATTCTGCTCGTCAAGAACCTGACCCATTTCTACGATCTTGTTGATGACAGTGGTCTTATCAAGCTTGACACCGGTCAAGCCCCCGGTTGGATTCCCGTCTCCGAGGTTGAGGTTTGCACTGAGAACACCTGCAGTCGCGCCCTGATTCGCGGCAGCGGCAAGGTTCTTCACGCCGGCAAGCACATCAGTGTCCACAGAAATCTTCATTTGTTGCGCAGCGTCATTAGTGAAGATGTCCATGAGCTTGAGGTCAGCCTGTACCGCATCGACGTCATCGACAACAACTTGAAAGTACTTGCCCTGATCAATATTCAGTTCAATCACGCTATTGGTCGGAACCTGAGAAGTCAGGGTCTGACCTTTGGTGTATGCACTGATAGTGATTGTCGGGATTGTGCGAATCTCGACCTTGTCACCCTGGTCTTTGATCTCCCCTTCCCAGTCATTGTTGGTGATCTCAGAAAGCACGGTCGAGCTATAGAACTTGACCTGCAACTTTCCGGACCAGATTTGAGGAATAAACTTGCCGGAATAAGCATCAGTAGTACCCGTACCGGCACCATAATAATTGCTAGAAACAGCGACAGACATTTCAATCTCCTTGGATTAATGTTTTGCCGCTCCTTCATTTGATCGGGTTTCGTGTCAAAAGGTATTGTTTGACTCAACGAAAACGTCCTTCAGACTGAGCGGCGAATATATCGGATTCAATACGACTCGCTTCTGTCTCGGCGATCTTCCCACGTCTGACATTGTCATAAAATCGGGCAACATCTTCTGTGGTCCAAATCTTTTTGCTTTTTGCGGACTCTGGCTGAGCCGCCCTCGAGGAGGACGGAACGACTTGGTCTGCGCGGCTCGGCGGTGGAGACTCACCGCGTGGTTGCCCCGTTGATTCAAAAGCATTAAAAAAGTTTGCAATGCGCCATGCATCAAGCTTTTCATAGGCATCATCGAAAAGTTCTTGCCTGGAGCGCCCTGTGTAGGGGTCGAGCCCCGCAAGGTATTCCAGGAATCCCTGATCTGTGTTAAGCCTTTCCCAGTTTGGAGCGTCGCGATTCAGTGATGCAAAGAAAGCATCCCGAACGGTTTTTTGTTGCGCTGCTGAGATCTTTTCAAGCTGTTTTCTGACATCACTGTCTACGCCTGCCGCGCTCTTTGCGGCACGCTTAACCATGTCGATGAATTCCGCCCCATAAGTCTCAACCTCTTGTGGCGTGACACCCTCCGAAACGGGCTCCACGTTCACACTAAGAGACTTCTGCTCTGCAGCAGCTAACTGATCACGGAGTTCACGAACAGTCTGAGCCATGCGAGGCATCTCCTTTGAGAGACGACCCTCGGCGACTTTTGCTCGCTGTTTCCAGTAGTCAAGATCGCTGCTCTCGGCGGGCTTCTCGCCAGCCAGCTGTTCTGAGGACTCCTTTTGGGGAGCACTATCAACAGCCTCGGTCGGCTTTGGTTCTGTCTGTTCAACAGCTGTTTGATCAACAGGCGGAGCCGGTGGTGTAGCCTCCTCCGGAGTTCCATACGCTTGCTGGTACGCTTGATCTGCAAGCTCGTCTTGCTTTTCAACTGCTTTTGGTAGTCGTGGCATCACATTTCCTCTGAGCCATGCCGGCAACGGAAGAGAGCCCCGGGGGAGTCTCTCGCGCCTTGATGGAGTTCAGGACGGGTTAAGCCGATCTCTCGGCAGGTTATCTGTGTTCCGGAGAACACAGGGTTATAAGATCAGAGAGGGCGAGACAGTAGCCCTGAAGTTTATGGGCTTGTAATGCAATGACCGAGGATTCAAGGTCGTGCCTTCTCGCTTCTCTTTCTCTAATCAAATACTCAACAAAAACCTGAAATTCTGGAAGCCGCCTCAAGCTCTCTACGGCTTCGCGGCTCTTTGCGCTGATCATTTCTTAAAAGACACGCGCTGCCAGGACATCTTGTCCCAGTGCTGGGGCATGGACTGAACCATGCCGCCATTTGCATATCTTTCTCTATCCATGTCGTCCATACTTGGGTTCCAGCGGTGGAGCGCCACCCCTGGCTTAAACAATCCGTTAAACCTGTCCGCAAAGTATTCCCCCAGGGTGGGGTTGGCAGCAGGAACCGGCTTTTTCATATCACCCTTGTTACCGGTCAATATCTCCTTAAGCAGCTCGTCTTGTTTCTCGGCACGCTTTTTGCTGTCCTTGTATCTCTCCATCGCAAAATAGCCCTGCCCTGCTCCGGCTGCGAAAGCACCTAACTTTCCCATGTGATCTCCTATTGCATCTGCGGTTGTTGCATTGGCTGCGGTTGTTGCGGTGCCTGCGCCGCTGCCTCCAGTTGCGCCCGTTGAGCCATCAGAATCTCTTCCGGCGTAGGCACGATCTTGTCAACGTCAATGTTCAGTGCCTTGGCAGCTTCACGCAGCAGCACCGCGCGACCTGCCGGACCAATGATCTGCATATCGAACGGGTTAGCGGTCAGCTGCATGAATTCATTGCGGCGTTGTTGCTGGGTCTCTTTCAGCAAAGTCCCGACAACACCTGATGCAACGATTTGCATATCGCCCTTAATGCTCGTATCACTGTCATAAATCATAAGATGATCATAAAACCTTGTGAGCATTTCCGATATTGCCTTGTCCAGGCTCAGGATCGCCTGCTTGATACCTTTTGCGGCGTTTTCCATCAACATGCTCAAACCACTTGCCGTGCGCCCTGCCCCGCTGACATTAGCACTTCCATACACATAATTTGGCACGCCGGTGACTTCATCAGCGACTTTTTGAAAGTACTGAAGGACATTCATCAAAGTCTCGGCGTTCATGTTTGGCTGGAAAAACCGGACAGCAGGCTGACCGCCCCCGGTGCGATCCGACGTGGTCTGCCAGATCTTCCAGGGATACATCGATGTTAGGTTCTCGCCGTCCGGCAGGCGGTCGACGCTAATCTCAACCTGGGGGCCCGAGGCAATGCCCATATTATTAGACAAAGCCCTGGCTGCTCCATT